ACTTGATTGCATAAATGCTCCTTTTTGTTTTATCTTTTTATTGGTTGCTGTTTCTAAATCTCCTGCCAGAGTCACATTCTCATTAGCATCAATTGTGATTGCAGTTGCATCTGCACTTGAACTAATCTCTCTTGCTATATCTGCAACATCTCTTGCTCTGCTCATATCACTCTACCTCTTAAATCGTTATCCTTTAGGATTATCGTCTTTAACTTTCTTGATCTTAGCAGCCATATCTGCTGAGAATGCACCCTGCTTATATAAGTCATCTAGCTGATCACCAATTTCAGGATAAAGTGGCTTTCTTGCTCTGGCATAGGCTTGATCACTATGCTCTTTCTCTAACCTTTTTTTTTCAGTTTCAATTTCAGAATCACTTGGAGGAGTTTGATTATTTAGATATGTAACTTTATCTCCTTCAATAAATATTTCTCCTTCAACTAAATTATAAATTGCTTGGCTTCTAAAACTCATACCATTACCTCCATTGCTATAATTCCATATGATGCGTGGGCTTCATCACCCCCGCCTATTCTTTTCCCATCTAAATAAGTGTAAAAACTTGAGTCTTGAACCCTAATAAAAAAACCATATTTAACTGCACCTGTTACTGAAGCAGTATCTGTTATCGAGCAAGACATTGGAATACGAAAATCGGTATTATCACATTCAGCATAAACACACCCCTCACCTGTAGTTGATGAACCTGCACCAAGGTTATTCAGGTCACTTGAAAAACTATCGTTTGAACGCATTACTGTTGCCGAAAAGTATTGAGAATTATTATCCATTCCAAAACCACCACCATTAATCATATATACCAAATGTGTTCCTGCTGTTCTAGTAATTGATATATCCCAAGCAGTAACCCTTACCCAAGTTGTACTATTGGTAGTAATATCGGTAGTCGAAGGTGTGTGATTATATGTTTTTGTTTGTATAATTGTTCCTGCTGGAGCAACAGCACCCCAACTAGAAGCACCTGTTCCATTATTGGTACTTAGAACTATATTCCCAGCCTCATTTTTAAGCCTGAGAGAGTTCCCAGTTCCACTTGCTGGTTTAATGTCAAAATCTGCCATATCTTATCCTTTCGGGTATTTATCCTTTGTTTGTTTGATAATGGCTTTCCAAGAGTCAATGCCATTATGGTAAATCTCATCTAGTTGATCGGGGATACTTGGGTATTCTGCTTGTCTGTCTCTAATCCATTTAGTATCAGCTAATCTTTTATTTTCTTCTTCTCTCCATTTGATAAATTCACTAGATTCTTCTTCTGTAAGTTCAACCCTGCCAGTTGGAGTATTTGTATACATTTTTTCAGCCATTATATTATTCCATAAAGTTTAAGTGTTCCATGTAGATTCCCTTGATTACCAAAAACTCTCAAACCAGTTAATGCTGTTGAGGAATTATTCCAATATGCCCAAATAGAACCTCCATGCAAACTATTTGCATTATTTTGCCTTCCTCCTCCTGCTTTTAAATATAAAACTTTACATTCAGAAGTAGACTGAGCATTATATATATCTATTTCAAGAGAAACTGTTTTATCTACATCACTAGATGCTCCATTGAAAAAAAATATCTCTCCCCCAGCAGTTCCAGCTCCGTTCCCCACACTCCCACTATCATGGGTAGTCAAATAACCAGCTCTTGTGTAATTACTTGAAGTCTGGATTCCAGTAGAATCCCCAAGACGAACATATAAATGGGTATCGTTTGAGGTAGCACGAATACCAGTACCAATTATTTTAAAATAACTGTAACTACCAGAAAAATGTCCCCCATCATAAGGAAAATCAATATTAACGGCTGACCCATCTCCTGTAACTGAAGTAATATATTCCATATGACCAGCAGGGAAAGTACAATTTGCCATGTTAGCAATCGTTGGTGCAGTCAAAGTTGCATTAGCAACAGTAGCACCAGAGTCTGCCGTTGTGAGGACTGCTCCTCCTGCCTGATCCTTCAGGATCAACTTATTTCCGCTTGTTGCTGTGGGTTTTATAATTAGGTCTGGCATATTTTATCCTGCTATTTCTGTTACTAATCCTACTCCAGTTTCATTAGTAGAATTTAATAATTGAACATTTACACTATTAAATGCTTTTACATATAATGTGTAAGTAATAATTTCTCCTAAAGAATAAGTTGGATCATCCAACCAATGTATTGTTGCTTGTTGTTGCCCATCTCCTGCTGTACCAGTACCATGTGATGATCCGACTAACAATCCGTTACCACTTTTTTTGGAGGAATGAATATTGTAGAAACTTCTTCCACCACTACCAACATAACTAGCAATATTAAAATCAATTCTGAAATTTGAATTAGCTTGTTTAGGAGTTATTGAAACACTTAAACCTGTTGTAACAAAATTACTACTATCTGTTGTACTTACTTCTGTTATTGTAGTATCTTGAACAACTTGAATACATGATCCTTTAGGAAAGGTTGCAGAACTTAAATCAACAGTACTCCCAATTTCTCCAGTCATTCCAGTTAAACTGGCATTCGGTGTTTGGATCAAAGTTCCCATTTCTAATGAGCCTTCTCCGGTAACTGTTCTGGTTGAAGTATCGTTAGTCAGGGTAACAGCATTTGAATCGTCACTTAATTTTGCAAGAACAAGGTTATCTGAAATAGTAACATTACCAGTTACTGAATAAGAATCAGATAACATAACTTGGTGATCTGCATATGTGCCTGATAAATCTGCAGAGGTTTGTTGCTTGATACCACCATTGAGTTTCAATGCTCCAGTCATGGTATCACCCGAACTTTTAAGTGCATCAGGTAAGGCAAAACTTTCCACCACATCAATCCTAATAATGTCTCCATCTGCAGGAGCACTATTAAAAGTTATAGCAGTATTTGATTTTGAATAATCATCAGATCCACCCTCTACCAGGAGGACTCCATTTAACCATACATTTACATGATCTCCAGAGTCAGAGGGGACAGAAAATGACGTTGTTCCAGAACTGGTGTCTGTTGCCTGGAGGAACTCATATTTCTGAATTGAAACTCCAACCTGTTCTGATTGTTTTCCTAAGTATGGCATTTAAGTCATCTCCATATAACTAATTATTATATCCATTCCTGTTGTATCTGCCTGGGCTTTTAAAATATCACCAGTTTGCATTACTATTTTATTACCTGCCATTATTTCCAGGGAGGATGAATTATTAATTGGTGCATCTTTAATTAAATAAGTTGATTCATTTGCATTTGATGCTCCAGAATTTGATACTCCTGATCCTACAGCAGATGTTGAAACTAATTGTACTGACCCTTTTATTGTCCCTGAAGATGTGTTACTCATCATAATCCCAAGAACAATAGTTGTGGTTGAACTTGGAACTGTATATATTGCTTCAAGTGAGGAAGTAACATTTGCTTCATTTGTCATTCTGAAAGTATTTGCCATTTTATCCTAGAGCTAAAGCTAAAGCTGTTACATCATCCATACTTGCAGATGTAAATGATGCTGTTGAGGCAGATGTTGCTCTACCTTTTGCATCAAAAGTAATAACTGGGATTGCAGATGATGACCCATATGAACCAGCAGATACTCCTGAAGCTGCCAGGGTTAATGCAAGAGATGTTGTCCCAGAACCTGTTGCATCTCCAGAAGCTGTTATTGTCTGGTTTGCAGTTAAATATGTTGAGGTGTCAATATCATAAGTTTCTGAACCTGTTCTTTTGACTAACCCGGTATCACTATCCGGGATGTCGGTGTGCATGAGAGCACCTGCACTATTGACATTAGTTGCATCAGTTACGTCTGCACCAGTTTCAATTCCATCCAGTTTAGTGTGATCGGCATCGGTAAAAACATTACAATCTGATGCATTCCCAACTAAGGTTTTTATCTCTGCAGCAGTTTGATCTGCTGTTGCACTTGCCTCAATTCCATTTAATTTAGTTAGTAGTGCATCAGTCAGGGCATTGGTGTCTGATTCTCCCTCATATGCACTTTTAATTTCGGCCCCTGTTTGGTCTGCAGTTGCAGAAGTTTCTATACCATCTAACTTAGTATGATCTGCATCTGTAAAGGCATTAGTATCTGACTCACCTTCATATGCAGATTTGATTTCTGCCCCTGTCATATTTCCTGCTGCACCATCCTCTACATTAAGGAAAGTAAGCAGAGTTGATTTATTAATTCCCAGGGTTATACTCCCTGATGTTGTTACTGGAGAACCTGAATCAACCTCAATCCCATCTGTTCCAGTTATCCCAACTGATGATAACCTGGTGGCCCATTCAGTTGCATAATCTGTTGTTCCATTTTTAGTTAATATCTGGTCATCTGTTCCACCTGAAGGGACACCTCTTTCTGCTATTGCAGTATCAAGTGATTGAACTGCATCATTAATTGTACCACCCCATTCACCTCTACTGGACTCTGCACCAGGAACAGGTAATGTAATATTAAGATTAGTTGTTGGATTTGCCATTTAACTATATTCTTGAATTAATAAAAATGGAGAAGTACTTCCATCATTTGCAGTATACTCTGGAGGTGACCCATTTGACTCAGGATAAACATCTGGGGCACCTAATCTGCCTGCAAAGCCAGTTCCAGAACTATTGCTAATTACAATCCATTGTCCTCCCACATCAGCACTTCCATTATTCCCAATTGTTCCATTTGTTTCTGTAACTTCATACCCCCAGGGTTCTCCTGACCCACTTCCTGAAGTACAATTAGAGGAGACCTGTACTTTACCTCCAGTACCACCTAACCCTGGATATGCTATTGCAGAACCTGTTGCTCCCGATCCATGTTCATACTCCCCCGGAGTTGTTACTCCACTAAATGTAACTTTACCTCCACCATTTACTCCTGTTGCTCCTGTTGCAGATGCACCTGCACCAACTATTGAACCTCCTGCAGTATTAGCTGGAAGCTCTAATCTTGAAGATGAAACTGAAGAAGTCTGTACCTTGAGAATTTCCCATGAAAAAGTATCTCCTGGTGCAACTTCAATTTTCACATCTATCATACCCCCATATCCTCCCTGACCTCCTCCTGCAACATGATTATGGAAACCTCCTCCTACATTTGTTGATCCACCAGAACATCCATAATGTCCTGACCAAATACCTGCTCCTCCTGTACCTGCTCCGGCTCCACCACCTCCACCTTGTGCTTTTGAATGAATCCTTAAATATCTCACACCAGCAGGAACTGTATATGTACCAGATTGATCAGATGTAGTTGCATAAATAGTTGTAGAATTTACAACACTATATTCAGAAATTGCAGTTCTATGAATCTTTCTCCATGTCCCCCCATGTTTGATCCATACATGGTGAACATCCCTCCAAGCATCTTCATGCTTAATCCAGGGTTTTTTTACTGGAGTCCAAGTTCCATCTTTTTTAAATCTTAAAGCATAACTCACAATTAATACTCATAATGTATATCCCCATTAGCACCATCACTACTTGATGGGGCACTAGTTCCAACAGTTCTTACACCTTCTGCATTTGATCCAATTGTATAACCAGACATGCTAATCGTAGTTCCTGTTAATGTAAGTGAAGAACATCCTGCAATGGTGCCTGAACCTGAAAGTGCATATGTTCCATCTGCAACAAGTGCATCAATATTTGCTGTTCCATCTATGTGCAGATCCTGCCATTCTGCTCCTGTTCCTCCAAGATCATATGAGCCATCTGCAGAGGGTAAAATATCTGTTGCAACCTTACCTGTAAATGTGACTGTATCTGTATTTGCATCACCAAGAGTTGTATTGCCTTCAACTGTTAGGGAGTCAACTGTTGTTACCCCTGCATCTATGGTGGCAGGTTCAAATACCAGGTTATAGGAAATTGTTTGTCCTGCAGACTCATCAGCAAGAGTTGAAGCAGCAGTTATAACAATTGTATTCTGGTTAGTTTTGGAAGCAATAACATGGGTCCCATTATTACCTCCACTTGATGCACCAGAAATTTTAATTTTGTCTCCTGATTTAAAATCTTCAAAAAGATTCCCTGAAGCAGCAGTAATAATCCTCCCGGATGCAGTAAATGAAATAACTGTTGATGTTTGAACTTTTGCAATTTCAGTATCCAATTTATTAACTAACTGTGAGTCAACTGCCGTTATCGTGTTATGGATATTTGTACCCCAGTTTTGATTATCTCCTCCAATTTCACTTTTAACTAAGGAGTAATTTGTTGTAAATGTATTTGCCATATTATTGTTTTGTCCAGGTTACTGAAGTCGGTGCTTGTGCTGCCCATGTAGCTGATGTAACAGTTTGTTCACTCCAACTTGCAGAAGTTAATGTTTGTGCATTCCAGGTTGTTGTTGTTGAAGCAATACCATCCCAGTCGGTTGATCCATAATACCCAGTACCAAAAAGTCCTGCTCCATATAAGTTCCTTCCGATAACTTCATCAGTCCATGTTTCATTCATGTGTATATATATTTAGGTCTCATAGTAAGTGTACCTCCTGCAAATCGTGATTTATCATCTGATGATTCCAGTTCTCCAACTGCCCTTGCCAGTAACCCATCCCACATTGATCCTGCCTGGGGGTCCATTAAATATGAACTGGCTTGAACTAAAGTTGCATAAAGATAAATTGAGGAATTAGAAACTAACAACCAATTATCACCAGAATCTGCAACAGCAGATAGTGCAGGTATTTTCTGGTAATACGACATTTGAATCGTGTAACTTGCATCAGGTGTAGGATTTAACTGGATAGCAGAACCTTCAATTGTGTAATGAACCGGGATTCCTGCCTTATTGCTTTTCTGTTCCCGGTAGTCATCTGACCTGTCTGATGTTGCATAAAGCAATCTCCTGGGAGGGTCAGTTGATGTAAGTTCAACATTCAACATTTCCAGGAAATCACTTGGGAGAGCCACATACTGGGCATTAGTTGAAGTTGTTGATCTGCTCAACATATCCCTGGTTCTAAGTTTCCTGTTTAGTGACTCTTCTGCAAGAGTTATAAATTCAGGTATCCTGGAAGTTAAATCAGATCTGTTTAACCAGTTTGCTACTGCAGTATGCAGTTCTGCTTTTGTAGATATTGCCATCTAACTCAAATGTCCTTCCCAGGTTTTAAATACTTTATTCTCTGGCCTGTCAAGCCACTTTAATAATCTTTTTTTATCATGCAAGATCCCATCTCTAATAAGTTGGGCTGCTATAACTGGGGGGATTTCTGCAGCATGCCTGACTTCATTCTTCCTGTCAACAGGTTGCTCTCTGAGGTACTTTGTGTAATCTAAGGTAGGCTTAATATTCTGGGTCTGGGTAATATGGAAGGTTCCATCTCCATCCTCTGTATGAACAGCAGTTTGAACTCCATTCACCTTCCCCATATCTGTAGTCATCTTGGGCATAGCAATCCATATTTTCTCTCCAAAGTTTGTGAAAAACCCCTCCCGGTTAAGAGAGGGGTCAGTTTAAGGGTTAACTAAGATCAACCACCACAATCAGCTACAAGCCCATGTGCGAGCTCATTGTCGATTTGGAGTCCACCTTCCCAGACAATGTATTTTCCAATCGCATCACCTGTTCGCCCAATTTCCTGGGTCTCGAATGCCCGGAGTTGTGCTACTTTGGCGTATTCTGGATTGAGAACCAATACATCTTTTTCGCCTCTTATGAAACGATCAGCTTGTACCGCATACGTTCCAAAGTCGCCAATGTAGACAGACACATTTGCCTGTACTTCATCAGCTTTGGAAGGTAATGCCACAACCTGGGTTGCAGATGCTCTACCTGAAAATGCTGAAGCCAATTGCTTGTTTGCCGAACTCATAATGATCTGAGTTGGCTGGTCTCCAGAATTATCGTAGCAGAGTTTTAAAACTGCTTTTAAAAGCGTTTCTGTGAATGCTCTTGCAGTTCCATCTGTTCTGGCAGTTGAACCTACTGCAGCCTGGGCTGCTGTTGGATTGGCACCAGAACCACCACCTTTGGAGATGTTAGTAGCAAGTTTTGCCAGGATACCTGCAGATGTTCTTGCAGTTCCATCAGCACCTGTATTTACTACTGAGTTGCCAAGCATGAGCTTTTCTACGTCACGCTTTAATGCACGACTCATTATTGCCATTTGGTGTCCAAGAGCATCTGGAACGCCTGCTCTGTCAATTGCAGCCTGAGTACCAGTTACTGCTGCACTCCTGTACAGAATCTGACATTGATTGGAGTTGCGGACAGTATTATTTGCTGCTTGTGCTGCAATAGTATCACCTTCCAGACGTGCGGTAGTAGCCACAGCAGGCAAACTTTCTGTTTGATGTTCAAAAAGAACATTGCTTACACTCCTCTTACCTGCCATAGAGACAAAAGGTGTTTCTTCCGGGGATATATTATCAGTTTTGTTATCATGGCTTTTTTAATTACCATTTCTCATAATTTCTTATGAGCTCAGACTATATCATCACCATCATGGTGCCGGGAGCTCTTGGAGGGGTTATCGTTTGTGCTACTCACCCTCTAGTCGTTGAACCTTACTGCTACTTTTGCACTTCACAGTCTTGGCTGCTGATTGTCTCCAGCATTACCTGGTAAGATGTTCCAGCAATTCACCCGGTTACGATCCAAATATTCAGATCACATCCGAAAGATCTTCTCTAATACCTTTTGCACCATCGCTATGAGTTGTGAAAGCGTTGGTTACGAGAGCCATAAATTTCCTTTCATTTCAGTTAATGTTAATCGGGTTTACAACATCTGTTTAAAAACTTCAGTTGCATCAGACATTTTGCCGGATTTTGCAAGTTTCATTTTGGCCTTAGTAACAGTAGTATGCTTTCTGGGCTGGTTCCCTGCTGAACCGGGAGTTGCAGGCCGGATTGCCTCTTTTGCAGGTTTGAGTCTAACTTTCCCCTTACCTGAAAGTCCTGCTGCTTTCATTCCTGACCTCAGGGCTAAAACTGCTCTATGGTCATAAATGTTTGCCAGCTCTTCCTGGGAGTAGCCTAATTCTTTTAAAGCATACTGCCTGATTTGGGACTTTTCCTGTTTCATCACCTCAGGATCTTTCCATTCAGGAATGGTTTCAATCAGAGTCTGGTGTTGCTGAGACAAATACTGTTGCATCTGAGCCTGTTGCTCTTGAGCCTGCTGTTGTTGCATTCTCTCATGCTCCATTCTCAATTCAGCTTGTTTTTCCTTCCTGGATCTTGCATCTTCTTTTTGCTTCATCCATTCCAGAGGATCTGCTTCATATAACTGGTCCCAGTCAGGTTCTTTTGGCTGCTGGAGTTCCTGTTCTGAAACTAATCGGTCCAGGTTCTGCTGATACCTTAACTGCTCCTGCTTGGCTGCCTCCTGGGCTACCTCAAGTTGCTTGCGTGATTCCGCTAATGCCTGTGTTTTTTTAGTATAATCACTCTGCCTTAGATAACCATCTTTCAGTTCAGGGAGGGTGACCTCATAATCCTGACCATCCAGTTTAACCGCATGGTATTCTTCTTCAGGTTCCTCCTGTTCTTCAATCTGTTCATCTTCTTCAGTAGTAATTTCAGCATCTGCTTCAGCTTCAACCTCTTCAGTTTCTGCTTCTACTTCTGCCTCTGTTTCTGCACTTACTTCCTGTTGATTGTCGGGTTCCCCGGTCAACATTGACTGAAATGCCTGTTCTGCTTGCTGGAGTCCGCTTGCCATTGGTTGCTCCTGTTTAAATTGTTAAGATCGTTTTTTGATCAGTTTATTAAGTTGAGCTTTATGTAGCTCACCTCTTTCCATTATAACACCTAAATGTGCCCTAACCTGTGCTGTTGCCCAGACAAGTTGCCATAGCACTTCTCTACCTTCAGAATCTTTCAAGTCTGAAGATTTCCAGGTGTCTAAATAAAGTTTTTCCAGTTCCTCAAATGCCTTAGTGAGGACCGGGTCATTTATCAGTTCTTTTGCCCTTTGGGAGTCTTTTAACTCCTGGTCTATCTCATCCATAATTAATACAATAGAGATTGAGGAGTTAACCCCAGGTTTTGGAGTTGACTGGGGTTTAAAGTGTGGAGTTCTGAGAGGACATTTCTGAATCGGTCACCGGAATATGTAGCATTGCTATCTCGTATGCCCCCTCCAGTTCTTCCGGGGTTATTGATTGAGCCTGTCCCTGGTGGTCCTGCATTAACAGATCCAGTTGGTTGTCCAGAATATTTTTCTGCTGCTTCACTAAGCCCGGCAACCTGTCCCCCAGGGTTGAGGCTACCATTTTCATTAATATGTCTAACTGCATTGGATCGTATTGCATTGTCACCTTTCCATTTCATTATTACCAGTTCAGGCATACCAAGAGACTCATCCCACCCGGTTGATCTCCAGTATTCCAGAAGGTCCTGATATTTAGTTTCTGAACCACCAAATTTAGGGCTCCTTACATATTTTTCATCAAAAGGCACCCTACCAAGTTCAACAAACCCATAATCATTATACACCTTTGGCAGAAAACCTCTAGGATATTTTTGACTTGGGACTGCATATGCATCAAGTGCTGTTGCACCCTCCTCAATTGCCTTACCCATTACTCCTGGTGCTGCAACACCTTTTGCTCCAGGTTCATTATTTACAACTCCTACTACTGCCTTTTCATTTGGTCCAAGATCAGGGTGATTAAACCCATACTCATCTGCATAGTTTGTTCTTTTAATCCCAAAAAAGACTTGGGTGTCTTTTCCTCCTAATTGGAAAACATTAAAACTACCACTCTTTATACCCTGCTGGAGTTCCTTCAGGTTATACTCAGTTAGTGTGGCAGATGCATCAGAATTCCTGATTGCATTTATAAAGTCTGTTGGAGAGGCACCACCTCTACCTACAGGCATCAATGTTGTTCTCCAGTTCCCCTTTGCTGCTTCCAGAGCAAGTTGGGCCTGTTTTGGAGATTGAATGTGTTGAAGGGGAGTGAATTGGATATTTTTTATCTTTTCTTTTGTTAAAGTTTCAACAGGAGGTCCTAAGTCTGATGCCCTTAATATATTATGAATCTTTGCACCTCCCTCTCTTTTTGATTTGGAAAAATCTGAAAATACAGATTCATAACTTGTAGGTGCAGGAAACTTTCCAACTACCTCCCCTTTAACTCCATATTTATATGATGGGTGTTTTGTAGTTCCAGGATGAACTCCCAATTCAACAAGATTGTCTGGCCCCTTATCCAACTTAATAAGGATCATGGCATCACCAAGATTGGTTCCATATGTTGAAGGATCTTCCAATTTTCTTGAAATCTTAGTGATATTAGGTGCCCCCAAAATTTGACCTTGAGAAGATGCTAACTGCTGGACAATTCTTGCTCTAGCATCAAAAGATAAATTTTCCAGATATTTCTGATATCCTGGAGCACCAAATCCAGGGAAATTCTCAAGTGCCTGTTTGACTGAATTTTTCATTTTTGGGGTAGTCTGCCTGACTAACTTATCTAACCTTTTTAAATTACGTTTCCCAATTCTTCCATCCCTTACATATGCATCCATTGTATTTAATGTTGAATCTGCAAATGTTGTGTTACCTCTATGAGCCTCATGCCCCATTGAAACAACTACTGCATGATCTGCTTCATCCAGGTTCCTAAGTATTTTACCTTGACCACCTTGTACTGCCCAGACTACATTTGCATCTCTTGAGGATTCTAAATTGGGGAACTTCTTACCTCCATACAACCCTACCCCCTGATCCAACTTGGAAGAATCAATCCCAGTATAAACAGTTCCTCCATCAGTCAGATCTGCATGTATAGGGAAAACTTTTAAGTCTTTTAAATCTGCAGGAGTCAGGTCTGGGATATCATCAATATATTTTGGAACTTCAGCAACTGGGACAACTGGAGAACTTGATTTGGGAGGGGTACTAGATAATTTAGAACCTTTTCTAATTGTTCTTGCAAGATCAATAGGAACAGATAATGCCCCACCAACATGAGGACCTAGCATAGTTGATAATCCAACATCTGCAGACTCCAGAAGGGACCATATCCCAGGCTCAATTGCTCCTGTATAGTCTCCTTTTTCAAGTAGAGTTTTTGCTTTTTCTGCTTCTTGAGCAGATCGGATACCTGACCTGATAGTACCTTCTACTGGAGTAACATCTTTTCTAAGTTCAGATAATAGGTAGGTTGCATCTTCTGGAGTACCGGGAAGGGTATCTTCCCATACTGGGAGAGTACCAAAATATGATCTGATAGAATCAAAAAAGGAACTAGGTCTACCCTGTCTCAGTTCTGATTGGTACTGGTCATAAACCTGTTTAGGCATTTGGCAGGTTCTGTTGTGCTAACTGGGCCTGCAGGAGTTGGGCACTTTGTCTCATCTGCTCCCGGTCCTTTTCAAGATTGGCTTTGAGGGAAGCTGCATCAATTGTGGTGTTGTATTTTGCTTCCATCTCCATTATTGACAGTTGGGCTTGTGATTCAATCCTGTCCTTCTCCCGGTCATCAAGCCTAATCATTTTCTCCCTTTCCAGTTCCAGTTTGGCAACATCATTTTGTGCATCTGCCTGTGCTTTTTGTCCCTGGATCTGGATATACTGTTCCTCTGGTGTTGGTTGTGGAGGAGGAGGTTCTGGAGCCTGATACTGTTCAGGATCACCAAAAAAGACACTAGGGTCCTGAAAACCAGCAAGTTCTATCATCCGGGAGAGAGTCGCATGATAGTTTTTAAGACTTACAATTGGATTTTCAGGACCAAACTGTTGCAGCATTGTTTCCTGTTTCTGGGCAATAGTTGACAGGAACTGCATTTTTTCCATATCACTTCCGGCACCAAGTGGGATATCAACTGTAAGGTCCATATCTGAGTCCCAGTACCTGGGGTCAATTGGTACCCATTGGTTATTGAGCCGGGCCATTTTTGCCCTGTCCTGGTACTTCACAACAAGATGTAAAATACCTTTGTAAAGAGGTTTCAGGGAAGTTTCAGCAAATATCCGGGCAATTAATTCTATGTGTGCCTGGGCAGCTTTAACAGATGCATCTATGCCAACCCTGGCAGTACTGGTCAGGCTCTCAACATCAAGACCCTGTGAGATTTTGGTTATGCCTGTACGACTTGCTTTTATCTCATCGAGCATTCCCATTACGCCCAACGCAGGTTGTCCCAGGAATGGAGTGTCTAATTGTGTAACACTTGCTGGCCCTCCTCTTGCACGAATTATACTCCCAACTTCAGTATTCAGGACATCCTTCATATTGACCTGCCCCTCCTGTACAACCATTCTGGGCGAAACTGCCATTACCAAACTATCCATGACATTTCTGAGAATGGCGCTCTTGATGCGTTGTATATCAGCAACAATATCGGTTATGGAGGCTCCATCCCAGGAGTGAGGTGTTGGGTCAGGGGTAAATCTTACAAAAGGGATATAATCACATGGCATCACATTCACAATATTGTGGGATGATCCAATTGTGCAGACCTTCAGGAGTTCTGAGTAGTTATCCTGATCCCTGTCTATGCGTACAAAAGATTCACAGTATAAAACCTTCCTGGAGGCAGGCTCCATATTGTCCTGGTGCCGGGTTGCATTATCTGCATGTCTGTTGACAAATTCCTCATTATTAGAAAATCCTTCTTCAATCCCGGAGTGTTCTTCAATCTCTTCCCTGTCATATCCCATACTGACGAGCTCAGAGATCGTCTTATATGACCTGTGAGAAACAATGTCTGCAGAGTCAACTGTCTTGGCAACCCTGGATATCAGGAACTCTTCAGGAGGAAGTGCTTCAATCCTGATCTGCCCTTCCTTAATTCTTCTTTTGAGTGAAACATCATAAAGCGGAACACCTTCAGGAGTCTGCCCGGAAGATTCCATCTCAACTTCTTCCACATCTTCTTCACCTGCCAGTATTTGTGCCTGCTGTTCATCCAACCCGGTAAACTTGGAAGTATTTACTGTTTCTGATTCTTCCCACCAGTATTTTAAAACTCCAGTCCTCCTGATGAGTGCATCCTTAAATACAGTCATCAATGTAGTGAAGAAGTTGGGCTGCTGTTCCAGTATCAGGTTATTGATGTAGCTGGAGCATTGTTCTGCCATCTGGATATCTTCAGGCCCCTTTGGTGTAAACTGCATGATCTTCTTCCCACCAAAAAATACCCTGAGGAGAGATGGAAGGATAGCATTGATGGTATCCCTGACATCATAACTGGTTGCACCAGATCTTCCTTCATCATCCTGTTCAGGAAAATGCCCGGAATAATATTTTGAGGAGATTACTCTTTCCTGGGAGAGTTCATCACAATACTGGATTGCATCATCAAGAAGTCTGCCTACATAACCCTTAAATTCTTCCTCATCCATCTGCTCTGAGGGTTCAAATTCTTCTTCTTCAATTTCTTCTGGATTTTCTTCTGAATATGCCATATTTGGAAATTTTGAGGTAAAAATGGGAAAAACGAGCTCTCAGAACTCTCTCTCTACTAATTTTTTGATGTTACGAATGCAGTAACATTCCTTTTCTTCATTATACCACCAGAATTGGCTAAAGAGGGTGCTGTTGTCAAACGCCACACATTCCTTCACATTCATCTGTGAAAAAATTAAGTTGCCCCTGCTCTTCCATAGTCCTGAAATCAACATCACGCAATGGCTTTAAGCTGCGATGTAAATATAGTTTTCCTTCATAAGTGGGGCAATTCCTTAACGCTTCATCCACCTGGCAAGTCTCCTCAAACTCTTCAGGCCACTTATTCTTAATCTCTCTCCATTGCTCATCATTATGATAGGGACAACCAAGACAGGCAGATTTGGGTGGTACTTTATATCCTTTCTTTTCCATCCAAGTCATACAGTCATTCCTGCTCATCTCCAGATCAATTAAGGGCCAGGTGTGTTCAATGTACTGGACCCTGCTTGGTTTCATCCTGGCCCATTCATCAGTTGAAATTCCCATTTGCAGGATTACTGGATTACCTTTTGATGAGTGTGGCTTGCAGAACTTTTGTACTGGTCTGATCTTAAAATCGTAAGTACATTGTCTTTTCCCCATACCCTTGTTTGAAGTAAAAAGTGGTATCGGACGGAAGTGTTTATCCTTTAGCATTTTATCTTTCAAATTCCCTGCATCAACCCTGACAACTGGAAAATTTAAGTAACTCTCCAGCCAGTCAAGATGTTTATATACTGCTTTCGGTTCCCATCCAGTATCAGCAAATACTGCATAGTCAGGTGGTTCAATTTCTTTATGATGAGCCAGGAGTACCAGAGTGGTTGACTGAACTCCTGCACCAAGACTAATTATTTTCATTTCTTTAAATATTCTTCAAAAGTACATGAATTAAATATCTGTCTCCTGTTAACCCACCTGACAAATTTTTTCTGGTAAGGGTCAGTTTTGTCATAAGGCATTGCATATGGGTCACACCCCCAACCTTTCAGCATCATCACCCTATGCATGTCCTCTTCTGGAGTAGAATCATAACCAATCAACACATAAAACTGCATCTGGTATGGTTTTATACCTGCATCAACAACTCTCTGGTAACCACGCTTAATAACTTTCTCATCCTTAATCTGGTCCCAGGCAAATGTGACCTGACTACTGGTGTTATTTATGTTCCTGAACTTAACTGATGCTAATGCCTGGGCTTGCCTTTCAGAAATTATCCGAATGTTAAGACCCTGGGAAAAATTAACTCTAAGATCCAACTCTTTTATTTCTTCAATCCTGTCTTTCCATTCTGGATTGCCGAAAAAGTCATTATCCAACAGCACCAGAAAATTAGATGATCTCTGGGTCCATAATTTTTCAATGGTGTTTACTGATTTAGGTTTCCCCTCTTTCTGGGGAACAACACAAAATGAACAATTAAATCTGCAACCACGTTGTGCAAAACCAATATTATGGGGATAATTGTAAAAAGAATAATCAGGGTCCATTTCTTCAATCTCATTGGGCAGACTGATCTTGAGATCAATACCAGTCCCTCCAACAATCATGTCATCCTGAAGATCTGCCCCTGAAGAAAAGTTAAATATCTTGGAAGCATAAACTTTATCATACAGAGAATGAGCAAGAGGCATGTAATGTTCAACCTCATCTCCCATCAGTTTATGCCATGCACTAATTTTCATTAATGCCAGGTTTGGAATCTTGGAATCAACATCCAGCAAACCTATTTTCATGCAATACCCAAAATGTTACGTTTGAGGGGTTTACTCCACCCGGAAGAGGTCCCGGCAATAACTGCACTAGTTCCTGCAAAAGTAAGTACAAAACTATCAGCAAAATCAGGGCTGCCTCTATGTCCAATCCTTTTCTTCATCTCATCCTTTGTCTCCATCCTGATCTTACCTGATGATTCATAAGAGAACCTGGGGGAGCAGAGCTCAAACATCAGTCTCTCATCCCTGGGGATCTTACAATGTTTCTGCTCAAACCACTCTTTTGCCCGGTGCCATAGTTCACACCTCAAATTCTTGTACTGCCCGGACAGTGATGCAGACTCCCCAGTATTGATACCAATAACAGGCAGACCCAACTCAAGACCCCTGTCCACAATAGATGCTCCTGCACCTATTACATCCACCATAATCTCCTGGGGGTCCTTATTCTGCTGCCTGGAATTCTGGTACTCATTATTAATTGCACCCATCAAATTCATAGTATCAATCTTGGCCCATGACTTAATAGGCTCCATGACATGATTACCCTGTCTCTTGCAGAGTGCAGATTTATCACTCCCGAATCTTGCGACATCCAAACCCCATACAATTGGAGCATTGCCAGTTGGATCAACATCTCTTTCAACTGCACTTTCCACAAGCCCATTTGAAATAATCGTATCATCAGAAGTCTCAGCAAAATTACCAAGTACCCTGATTGCATAAGTATTGGAATCCCTCCCATATCTCTCTGCCATTTCCTCAATATACTCTGCAGAGACCCTGGGAGAATCTTCACAGGAAACTGTCTTTAGCCACCACCTGTCCTTCAACTTGGTAAAGGCATCAAAAAAGTATCCTTCTGATCGGGTTGGATTGCCAACCAGGATGAGACATGCATTACCACTAAGAGATCCACCTGCAGCTTCAAATATTGCATTATCAATTGAACTGGCTTCATCCACTATCAATAAAATTTTTGATGAATGGATCCCCTGCAGGGCCTCCGGCTGCTCTTTTCTTGCTGTGCGTGCTGAGATGAAAGACCCTGAAGGATCTGACTTGAGTACAATCCTTTCAGAAAATACTTCAAACAAATCCTTCAAAGCCGGAGGCAACCTCAGTAACTGGGATTTTAATTCTGCAAATAAGGCATCAAACAACTGGGCTGCAGTTGGTGCAGTACAAACAGTCTTTTGTGGATAAAAACATAACATGTGATGAAGCATCAACCATGCACAACATGTACTCTTGCCAGTTCCATGACCAGACTTGACTGCAAGCAATCTTTCTTTCTGAGATGCTTCCAGTAGATCCTTCTGCCAGGGGTCAGGTTCCTGTTCTAGGATGTCGATAACGAATCGTACTGGATCACTTTTGTACTTGGCGATAAACTCTGTGAAGATGTTACTGGACATTCTGGAAGCTCCTCCATTTTATGTAAAAATTCAGTCGGGACCCAATAATTCCTGGTAGTCTTTCCCTCATTATTATGCTGCCACTCTGCATGAGATAATATCTCAGGAGCACTAATCCAACCCCTGAGATCATAAGTGCCATAACCTCCTGTAACCAGGATATAATATTTATCAGGCTTGTCACCTTCCTTAAAAAATAACTCCATCCATTCCTTAGGCCGGGTGCGGACCTCATAATGCTCACCAACATCAGGGTGCTCACTAGACCTCTCAAAAATTCCATAAGGATACAACCCAAGATACCTGGCAACTGCAATCTCTCCAAGAACACCCTCTATTGCATTCTGCCACAAACCCTGACCTTCCTTACCATAACCCTTAGACTCATAATCCTCTGCTGCGTTTCCATTTCTTGAACTTTTCAGGCATTCCACTTGTCTTAGTCCTCCTGCGTAAAAGCCAATCAGGAGCTCTCTCTGAGTCAATATTATTCTTGTCGATAATTCTGTAGACATTAACTTCATTCTCCCTCCCTGGAGCATCTATGATCCATACACCAAAATCCTTAGGCAACTTACCCTGTAACCACTCATAAAGTTTCTCTGCTCTTTCCCTGTTCTCTAACTTGACTAACCCGGACCCAGTTTCCCTAATCTGTTTCCTAAGGTCATTCAGAATCTCTCTTGATGAACGCTTCCCCATATGGAATTGTATAATGTAAATCTGGATTATCTAAATCAATGCAGTCAATTGCCAATGCAGAAGCATGTTTGCCAAGATGTTGGGGATATGACCTGATCACCTGGGCATTCACTACCCGGACACCCTTCTCATGCAATGTGTCCTCAACTTCAAAAAATATCTTGTCTCCAATCCTTATCTTACTGGGTGCTGTATCTGACATAAGAAACCTCAAATTTTGAAAAATAATATTTTGAAAAATAATTGGGAGAGGTGTGTTGGGTATGTCAATTGACACCCGGTGTCCTAACCCCCCAGGGGGGTATTCTACCCTATCCCCTAGCAATATCAGTTACTTACACCCCTATCCCTACCATCCCCCCTATGATAAACATGGTAACATGTACCTAAACGTAGCAATTGCAAGGGATTGAAGCATAAGTGATAAATTTGGATGTACGATTACAGACATTATCGTACATATAAAAATGACTCACATGGGCGTATGCGAGAGCCTATAAAGAACTCTCTTAGAGTAGTTATTACTATAGTAATACTTACTACCCCTACTATAGTATTACTTACTCCCCCTATAGTAATACTTACTCTTCCTATAGTACTTATGCTTCTTCTATAACTCATAGTGTTCTATATCTCTATACTATATATATAGATCTATATATATAGGTTAGCCAATCTTACTCACCAGGTACTCCAACCTTTCAACATCTACATAATCCTGGTCAGCAACATTATCTGGTCCAACAAATCCTAATCCAACTCGCACATCCCATTCCCATTCTCTAGATCCAACAGATGGAAGAGATGGTGCAGGTAATTCTTCCAGCTTCTTAATCTCTCCTCCATTCTCCAGGTATCTACTTACTGCATCATCCAGTTCCTGTTTCTCCATTGCTTTCTGCAATTGAGATTCATATCTTGATTCAACCTTAAACATCTTATATGGATGATTAACTTTCCATGCATGTGTCAATTCATATTTCTTAGGCTTTTTTGGTTTTACAGGAGGTCTGTAAATCTGTCTGCATGTCTGGCTGCAGAACACCCTCTTATATACCTGCTGGAACTTCTCACCACATTGCTTGCATTTAATAAGTCCCTTCTTCTTATTTCTTGCCTTTCTCATCTCTGCATACCTGTCATAGTGGTAGTCTCTCTTGTACTTCTGCCTACATACTTCAGAGCATATTATTTCCTTAACAGTCTTAGGCATAAATAAGTTCTTGCAGATCTTACACTCAATTTCCTGTTTCATTATCATCTCCTTCCTGGGTTGTTGCTTCAGACCATCTTTCTATTCGGTCTATATCAAGTTTCTTCTCATAAACAGTTTCTGCCAACATCTTTAACTGTACTTCATCCACTCCTCTTCTCCTCTCTGGTTCCAGATCCTGTACCACCTCAATCACATCATCCAGGCAGTCAAGCATACCAAGTGTCATGTGCAGTCTGAGCATCTCACTCACTCTTGAGTTTCTTCTTAGGAGGTGTTATATCCTTCACCTGCTTCATTTGGGCTCTCAGGGCATCAAGATGCATCTGGGTTGCATCAGTCACATTCATGTCAATTGTCTGTCTTTCACCATAATGAATTGGTGAATATTTTGATGCAATCCATTGCTTGGAATTAATGAGGGTCTTGGCAGCACTAGGGTCAATATGTCCCATTTCCAGCTTATTATTAATGCTCCTGATCTCGTCAACTGTGAGCTCTGCATGTGCTATTCTTGCCTCCTTATACCTCTCATTAAGTTCTGGAGTTGTTGTGATCTTGTGATAGAGAGTCTTATAAGGCACCTGTATTTCTTTTGCCATCTTGGGCAGGCTGCCGAACTCTGAGTATCCATCAAAAATCTTGTCCCAGAACTCCGGGTCATCAAACATCCTTTTAACTCTTGCTTTTCTTGCTCTTCTTATTGGTGTTCCACTCATTTATCCTCCTCACACCTGACCTCAATTGATCCTCCAGGATTGATATATACCATGATTGCAATAACCACTATTACAATTCCTGTGAATACCCCAAACAGGTATATGCCTATGAACATTCCTATTGTCATGTCACCTCTTTCATATGCCTGATTATTTCATAGGCCACCTGAGGCACTTTCTCC